GTTTGGGTCAGGGGGTTGCTGTAGCTCATGTCTGATCTCCTTGAGCGATTAGGCGGCAGACGCCCACTTGACGATGCGGGACTGCGCGGCGACGGTATGCACCAGGGCGAAGCCCTCCAGCGCGTACCACGCCACACCCTTGTCTCGGCCGTAGTCGCCAGGGATCTTGCCGCGAATCTCCGGCGGGCAGACGATAGCTTCCATCACGGTGTCCTCACCGAAAAAGAAGGCTTCGTCGGACTTGGCGTTCGTCCAGGCTTGCGACGCGATGGTGGTCTGTTCGAAGAAGCGGATGCCCTCGTAGGAGCGCCCAACCTCGCCGTTCAGGACCATGCGGAAACCCTCGGGGACGTAGGAATGCACGCTTTCCAAATCGTCCTTGACCTGGCGGAAGGTCGTCGGACGGCCGATGGCGCGATAGTTGCCATCGCCATAGACGGGGATGTTGCGTTCCTTCATCTGGTCGGCGATCAGTTTGACGTGGGTCTTGTTCATCGCCAAGTTGTTGGTCGCCGTCGCCGTGCCGGTGAGTTCCAGCGTGATCGCAGTCGCGCTGTTTCCGCTGGCCGGCGTGACGGTCAGTTTCGTGGCGGCGAACTGCGCGCGGGCCTCGGCCTCGAACGCCTTGTTGGCGTCGTTCTTCAGCGCCTTGTGGATGATGTTCTTCACCGGATGCAGCGACAGATCATCAAGCTTCCCGGAATACGGGACGCTGTTGCCGAACTCGTAGATCGTTCCGGAGCCTTGCGTGATCGTGAAACTGGTTTCCGGCATCTTCTGTGTTTCGTCGAGCCGGCCACCCTGGGTCGAGACATCGGAGTAGATGTTCCAGTGGAAGGTATCGCCCTTGCCGTAGCCCTTGTCCGTGAAGTCATCGGCGTCGCAATGCTGCTGGAAGCGCGACATCGGCTGAAGTGCCGAGCGAATGACGCTGGAAAGCTGGTCGGAATACATGTAGCCGCCAGCGGTATTGGTTTCCCATACTTGAGGCATGATTTCTCCTTATTCGAGCCCGCGCTGCTTGCGCAGGTCCGAAACGTATTGACTGCGGGATTGAGGCGGTGGCGCCGGACGATTCGCCGCGCGCGCCGATCCACCTCGGATAGTGGTTTGCGAACGCTTTGCATCCAGCTTTTCAGTCGTGCTGGAAGTAGGCGCTGCAGTTCTCCCGCCAATCCAGTTGCGAACACGGGTCGCGGCTTCGTCGATGATCTTCGCGGGCGACCAATCGGGGTGCTCGCGCTGGACCTCTTTCGTTTTGCGATCCGTCATCACAAGGAGTTCGGGGTCTTCGGCAATGTCCGGGTAGTCGGATGCAAAGCTGTCGCGCTTCTCAAGGCGCTCGCGCTCGAACACCTGAAAGCGCTTCTGATGCTCATTGCGCTCGATTTCCTGTCTTGCCTTCTCGGCAGCCTTGCTCGCGATCTCGTCGGCGTCAGGGGTAGCGGATGAATTCCGCGCCGCCTGCATCTTCACGAGAAGGTCGTCGGCGGCATCCATATCGCCGTCGGCCAGAGCCTCGTGATACCTGCGAGCCAAGTCCTTCATCGCGCCCGCATCTTCGGGTGGCGATGCCGCGGGCCGCTGCTGAGCCCGCTGTCGTTGAATTTCTTCTTCCTGCTGATGCAATTGTTGGGCGCGAGCATTGATCTGCGCCTCGAGTTCGTTGGCTTGACGCATCTTCGCGCTCGCCTGATTGAGAAGTTCGGATGCCGCAGCGTTCTTCTGATAGGCGTCGACGCCGCCTGCCGCTTCTACCTTGGCGCGAGGAACGCGGCGTTCCTTGCCGTTCACCTTGACGGTGATCTCTTCGTCCTGTGGCCGTTCTTCCTCAGGCGGCTTAACCTCTTCCTCGTCGGCATGAGCAGAACCGTCGATCTCTTGCCGGCGAAGCTCGGCATGCCTGGCATAGATTGCGGCGCGCGGATCGTTCGGGTCGATCTGCGTCTCGTCTTCGGGCTTCGCGCCGCCAATGTCGAGCGGTTCCTGCTTTGCCTCGACCTGAACGCCGGCTTCGTCGTTATCGATGGTGGTCTGCTCTTGCGTCATTGCCTGCTCCTTGCCGTCCCTGCGGATGGGCGAAAAAAAGCCCGCCGAGAAGCGGGCTGGTTGGTGGTTCCGTTTCCTTGGAGCTAGCCTGAATGGCGCCCCATGTCCTCGGTTTCCTTCAGTTGTTCATAGGCGGCGCGCCCGCCTTCGATTGATTCCCGCATCCAGGTCAGGAACATCGCGGCGACATGGATGCGGTTGCGAATCTCGCGGCCAAGTTCGATGTCTTCAGGCTTGGCGTCGATGAGTTCGTTCGTCGCGACGTCGATTTCGTCCTGGGCCTTCTTCTGCAGGAACCGGCCGAGCGGAGTCCGCATGAAGGCTTCGGCATCTACGCCCATCTTGGCGATGGACAGCAGTTCATCTTCTTCGTGGCGGCTCATTTCGCTTCAAGCATAAGTTGCGACAGCATGTAGCAGAACGGCTCTCCATTTGCTGCTCGCGGGTCGATGTCTGCAAGCTCGAACACATGCAGAATGACATGCGAAAGCTCATGCGCTAGATAGCTGCGGTTCTTCGCCCATACAACATAAATCGGACAACGCGTTTTCTCATCGTACTTCCCGGACATGCGCCCGTTCTTGCCTTCAGTGAGAGCAGAATCATTCTCGCCAAAAAGCTTCTTGTATTCTCGCTGATACTCAGAATGAGTGACGCAGACTTTTACCGTTCCAAAGTACGGGCGCAGAGAAAGCGTCTTCATCTCTGAAATGCCTCACCAGCCGGCGCCCTGCCCTGCGGCTCCATTGCCGGCAGCGCTACCTGCTGGACCTGGCGCGCGCCGATCGACAGTTCGCGCTGCGTGCGCAGCTTCATGGCGTCGCGCATGATCGCCGCCTTGATGGTCTGGAATGCAGTCCTCTCTTCTGCGGTGAGCTTCGCGCCTTCGAGTTGTGCCTCAACCTGCGCGATCGACTGCTGCAGCATGCGGTCGAGCTCATTGTCCTGCATCTCGGCGTCAAGCTCCATCTTCGTCCTGATGGTCTCGCCTTTCTGGCGAATCGTCTCGACGGCCTTGCGGCCCTCGACCTCGAGTTGTCGATTTCCGAGTTCTTGCTGGAGCTTCTGGATCATCTGCTGCATCTGCGCGATGCGCGGGTCTTCGCCCTGCTGACCGAGTTGCGGGAAGAAGCGTTCGGCACCCTTGTAGCCGAGCGCGCCGAATACTTCTGTCGCCATCTCCTTGGTGTCCAGGCCCTGCAACAGGCCCGGGGCGAAGCCGGCGACTGTCTTCATGCCGAGCGCCAGGCGCTCGATGCGTTTCTGCGGATTCGTGGCGCCGAAACCGACGTTCACGTTCACCGTCACCATTCCCTGCAACATGGCATCGGTCACGCGATCGATGCCGAATTTCTGGAGCAGCTGCGCACGCTGACCGGCGACGGCCAGGACAATCTCGTCCGTCTCGTAGGCTTGCTCCATGCGGACGAGTTGCTTCAGCACCGGCTCGACCCATGTCTCGGCGAATACCCGCAGCTGGTATTCGGTCATCACGTTGGAGTCGTTCGATAGCATTTCCATGCCGCCGACCGTCTCGTTCAACTGGCGGTTCGACTGCACAGATCCAGGCGAGAAAGTACCGGCCAGCTCGTCGTAGTCCAGGCTCACGCGGTCCTGTTCGGCGTAGGCCGATCCCGTCACATCGCCCGGTGCGTCCCAGCGTATGTCGGCGTTGATGTCGTCCACCAGCGTCACGGAACCCGGCACGTTCCGCGTCAGGCTGCGGTAGTCGATGTTTGCCGTGCGCTTGGCGAAATAGCGCTTATTCATGGCCAGCGCGACGTTGTCGCGGCGCTGGTTGCCGACGTCGTTCGCCTCTTCCTGCAGTGTTGCCGTGAGCTCGTTGAGGCCGGGAGGAATCGGCTTGTGAGCCTCAAGCACGGCGAAGCCCATCACATAGGGACGCTCCTTCGGCCGCAGATGACGGTACTCATGGCGCAGCAGCACAGGATCGGAAAGCCGCAGGTCTGTTCCCAGCGTGTAGAAAATCCAGTCCTCGCCGTCCTGACGAATGATGTTGCGATGCACGAAAACAGTGTCGAAATCCGCAGTGGCGTGCGTGACGTCCATGCTGTCCTGACGCTTCTTGCCGTCGCGCGCCGCACGAATCGTGTCGTACTGATTCGCGCCGGCTTGCTGAATCTCGCCGTCGCTGTACTCGATCCACTTGCCGTCGGCCATCTTCTCCTTGATATCGCCGATAAACATCGGAATCAACTCGATGACGTAGGGCGTCGTTCCCATCGGATCGGCCCAGTCGGCCGCCGGCGAGATGCGCAGGTTCTCGATCGCCACCAGATCGATGCGCGGCTTGTCGCTGACGATGCGGCCGACCTCGCGAACCGCCGGCTGCCCTGCCTCGGTCAGAATCGAGTTTCCGTTTTCGTCGATCAGCGGATATTCGTCGGTGCGCTCTTCGAATTCCCATGTCTGGTGCGACACGACGACGCCGACGTTGAGCGCGTTCTGGTAGGCGCCGATCACGGTCAGGAACCACGGAATCGAGTCGTCGAGGCGATAGTTCAGCAACTCGGACAGCACGGCGGCCGACACCACCTGGCTCTTGTCGTTGCTGTTCTCGGCAGTGACGGATACCATGTCCGACGTGCTGAAGAACGCCACGGCCGCCGCAGCTTCGTTGCGACGTATCGTCGCGCGTGTCTTCGGACGAAACCCCTTGGCGCGGAACTTGTAGCTGTCCGAGTAATACTTGCTGCCTGGAGCATGGCGGTTCGAGAAATGCGCCAACGCCTTCTCGATGGATGGACGCAGGCTGGCATCGAACCAGTCTGACGACTGCACGTATGCGTCGCGCGCCATCGTCAGCCAGGCGTCGTCCTGTGGCTCCGCGACCTGGTTGGCGACTTGCGGTTCGTTCATGTCATCCACGATCAGGCACCAGTTCGCTGCGGAAGTTGCGCGGTGCGGCGCGCAGGCTATCCATGGCCACGCTGACACGCTGACTGCGCGATATCCGGTAGCGCTCCAGCAATTCTCCGCCGGCACGCACCACCTTGCGGCCTTCCGGGTCGATCTTGGCGATGTGCATCAGGAACCCCCAGCGGCCGGACAGTGCCATGTTCGTTACCTCGACTGTTCCTCCCTTCTCATTCACCGTCACGCGCCACATGCCAGCGAATGCCGGATAGGCTGACTCCAAGCGTGCAATCAGGTTGTTGGCCAGCGTCTGCGCCGCACCGGAAAGATTGATGCCGGCGATGTCGGTAATGATCTGAGGAAGCATTAGTTCTCCTGCTGATACACGCCGCCAAACTCTTCAGGCGACTTGAACTGGCGTCCATTGCTGAACTCGTAGGCAACCGGCTTTTCACTCAGTTTCTCGCCTTCGACTTCTTTGCAGAGCGCCGACCAATCGAAGTCTTTGGTGCTCACGCCATCAGCCATTTAAGCCACCTCCGGATAAAGTTCTGCCTCGCTGACCACCTGGTGCGTCGTGAATCCAGTTGCCCCTGTTCGCAACGCATCGGATCCGTGCGAGGCCCAGTTGTGCAGCGGGCCCTTCTTCCATGTACCGGCGTTGTCGTCCCATTCCTTCTGGTAGTTATCCAGCGACCGGATGCCGTCCGCGCAGTTCTGCTCGTCGATCCAACACGTCATCAGGAATGCGCGCACCGACTCGATGCCGTCCAATACTTCCTCGAGGTTTTTCGGCCGAGGAACCTTCTCGATCGGTTTGATGCCCAGGTTCTCTGCCGCCTCCTTGCGAGACAAGCCGTTGTTGCCGAGCTCGCGCACGCTGATGTCGTGCGGCATGTAGTGCGTTCCGTACAGGTAGCCCCTGTCCCGCAACACCCTGGCGTAGTGCTGAATTCCCTCTCCGCTGTTCTGGTAGTAGTCGATCAGGCGATTCTCCAGCCCGACGCGCTGGTGGAACCAGATCGTCATGCTGTCGTTCATGCCGAGATCCCAGAACGTGTTCACCGGAAGCGCGGGCTCCCACGGAACCTCGCGGAGCCTTCCTTTGCTGCGCAGGTAGGTCATCTGCGTACCGTAGAAGGCCCCTTCGATGGCGACTTCGAAGGCTTCATCCGGCGTGCTCGGGAACTCCTGCTTCATCTCCTCGCCCTGCTCCTCCGCTTTCTTGACATACCAGGCCATCTGCTCTGTGTCGAGCGTGATACCGTGCTTCGCCTTCAGCTTGGCGAAGTAGTCGATGTGCTTCGCCTCAAACACCACGCCGGCCGGATCGATCCGGTAGCGCTGGTCCTGCCACCAAGCGAAGAAATGGAACTTGTAGTCCATCTTCGTCGGCGCCTTTCCTGCTTCAAGCAGCTTGCGAGAGCGCTGGCAGAGCTCGTAGAACTCACCGGCGCGCCCCTCCGCCGTGCTCTCGACAAACACGAAATGCCCGGCATGCACGGCATTCAGCGCGCCAGTCCTGATCTCCTGCGCCTTCTCCGGGTACTTGCGGCAAATCTTCCCGTACTCGGAGACATGCAGGTACTGCAGCGTTCCGGATCGCATCGACGTTCCGACGCGGATGCTGCTGTTGTTGCTCAATAAGAGCTCGCCGGCGTCGTTCTTGATCGCCCGCCGCTCGGCCTTCAGCCATTCCGGCAGGTTGTCGTAGGCAAACTTGATCTTGTCGCGGAAGAACACCAGCGCGTCTTCCTTGTTGTGCGCGATCACGCCCGCCCGGACGTTGCTGTTGAACAAACATCTGTCCAGGATGAAAATCTGGATGAATGTCGTCATGCCCAACTGGCGGGCCTTCAGAATCACGTTCAAGAACCACATGTCGCGCAGCAAACGACGCTGCGCCCAGTTCAATCGAAACCTGACGCGCCTGCCGCCGGTATCTGTGATGTAGTACAGGTTGTCCAGGCGCCAGATCGGATCGCCTAGTTTTGCCTTTACCTCATCAACCTGCCGCCGGGAGGCCGGTGTCTGTTCCATCGATCTCGGCGAGGATCGATGCCAGCGCAGACCCTTTCTGCCGGTTGTCTTTCTCGAACAATCCGAGGTGCTTCATGGCTTGCTCGCGCGCCTGGTGGCGACTCGCCCATTTGACCTTGCGCACAGAAACCGGCGAATCCGCGCCGCCGATCTGTTCGAACTCGACGGAAGCCAGCGCCATCCGCGTATCCTCATCAAGTTCGGTGATGTCCTTCAGCGAACCATCGTCGCGATACAGTTTCGCCGGGTCGAAACTCAATTCTTGGACGATGCTGCGGATGACGAGGTCAGCGTCGAGCTCGTACTTCTTGGTCAGCGTCTGCTGATGCTGCTGGATCATCTCGCGCACCCGCGGCCGTTCCAGCAGCTTCACGGCCTGGCGCCTGGCGGAGTGCTCGCCGTAGCCGGCGTAAATCGCAGCCTCCTTGCCGTTCCCTCCGTTGGCGATGAACGCCAGCGCGAACAACTCCTCGCGGTGCTCGATGGTGATGCGCGACGTGCTCGCGCCCTTGCGCTTGCCGGTCATTTCGGCGCCATCAACCACAGGGCAGCAACAACACCGGCTGATCCAGACAGCAGCGCTGTCACCACCATGCGCGCCGCTTGCTCGACAGCCGCCTTCTTTCCGGCCTTTGCGATCTCCTGCGCGTCTTCCTCGGCCTTCTTCTCGTCGGCGATCTTCTTGGCGACCCACTCGTGATGATCGTGATGGGCGGCTTCGTGGCCATTCAACACGGCACGGCGCAGGCTTTCCTCGTCATCTCGCAGGTTCTGGATTGACTTCTGGATGCCCTCGATGCCGTCAAGGTTCGCCTCAAGCACGCCGAGCAGCAGCAGCAGGACGGTACGCATCGTCTCGTCATTGGTCTTGTTGATCTGCGCGTAAATCTCGCTTTTCAGGTCGAAGGCCATCAGAACATCACCCCAACACGAACGCGCGCCTCAATGTCGGTAGGCCCATAGGCCGCCCGGCGCACCTGGTTGATCTCGGCGCCCAGCCTGACGAGCCACACGTCACGCTCGATCCAAGCCCCGAGCGTTTCATTGGTCGGCGACCAACTCAGTCCGGCCGCCCACTTCTTCTGCTCTTCCGGCGCTGCGGCCGTCTCGACCGGGATGTCGATCGCCTTCAGGATCTCGCCGTCCGGGCTCGACGCGACGACGCGCTTGCCACCATCCTGCTCGCGGACCAGCGACAGGTCGAGCGTCACCGGCGGGCAGTCGGCCAAGCTCAATCCGCTGATCTTGTCATGAGAAGCGGCGCCAAACCCTGATGGAGCCTTGCTTTTCAGCGTAACGGAAACGACGCGCTCGACCTTAGCGCCCTTCGGCGTCATGTGCTTCGGCTTGGCCTTGGCGTCCGGCGCGCGCTTGATCACCTTGGATCCATCCTGCTGCTCAACGGCCGGCGCCGGCGTCTCGACGACGACGGCAGGCGAGAAAGCCTTATACCCGAGCCACAGGCCGAAGGCGATCAGTAGCAGCGCGGCAATCGCGGTCAGCCACGGGCGAGGACGGACGAGGTTGATATCGCCCATCAGTGTCCCTCCTGGCTATCCGGACCATCACCCCATCCAGCAACGGCCTCGAACTCCGTGCACCCGCTGCCGGGATTGGTCGGCTCGAACTCGCGCACCCAGCCGGCGTCATTCGGCCTGCCACCGGCGAACACCACGAGGTCGTACTTGCGGCACCGCATGGCGCGGTCGCAGCCGTGGCCGTTGCAATAGTTGATGATCTTGGCAGTCACGCCCGGCCTCTACGCACCCAGCACCGCAACATACTTGTGACGCCGCACGACCATCACGTTGCGGACGTGCGTGCGGTTGATCTCGAAGGCACTGGCGCCGTAGCCGCGCCACTTAACGCGGCTCTTGGTGCTGTAGTGCTCGACGTTGGCAAACCAGATGCGCGGGTTGCAATTGGTGGCCTGGGTACACAAGCGGCGCTCGGCCATGACGCCGCCCTCGCCACCGTTATAGGCGGCATCGCACATCGCCAGGGCGTTGTAGTCGTCTCCGACCAACTGCCTGACGCGCCGGTGGCAGTCGCGCACCTTGACCGTTACGGCGCGCAGCTGCATGCGCGGGTTGTAGCGGTCCGCCCATGCCCACCCGGCCAAACTCGCATCCGCACTCGCCACCTCGGCAAGCGCGTCGAAGCGCAAGCTGCCGTCGGCGCGATAGGCGCGCGTGAATTGCCCATAGCCGGCGCCCTCCTCTCGATCGGTCTTGAGCGTCGCCATCGGGTTCCAGCGCGATTCCTGTTCGACAAGTGCAGCGAGCATCGACGGAATCGGCATGCCAGGCCAGCGCGCCTTGATCTCCTGCTGCAGCACCGGCAAGTCGCGACTCGCCAATCCAGGAAGTTTCGCGTCTCCAGATCCGGCGCCGATGCCCGGGGAGGCGAGCGCGCGCGGAACCAGTGCGAGGAACAGCATGCCGGCAAGGATGCACAGTCCGACGAACACCAGTCCGGCGCCAACCGGGTTCTCCATCGCCTTCCGCGCGGCATCTCGGCTGCGCGCCTCGGCGAAGAACCGGCGCAGCACGTAAGCCAGCGGCGCCGCGACGAATACGCCGACCAGGGTCTGGGTCTGCACAAGCAGCTGCAGCCCGCCATCAGGATCGCTGTGCCAGAACCAGGCCAACACGACGAGAACAACAGCGGCCAGCCAGCCGTGACGCTTGACGATATCCATGCTTGCCTCCAGGGTTGATGCCATCGCCCGCCGCCAGCGCCGGGGAAAGGAACAAAGCCCGGCCGGCACGTCACCACGTCGATGGCTGCGGCTGTTACGCGCCACCGGCCGCCGGGCAGAAATAAAAAACCCGGCGCGCAGGCCGGGTGGAAGGCTTCCCCAAACGGAAGCGTAGGAGGACTCGGAAACGAAAAAGCCCGCGCGGAAGAACCGGGCGGGCTTACGAAAACTCAGGACGCAACTTGGGCGCCAAGGAAATTAGGCCACAACGAAATGCGCATGTCAATAGTGGCTGATAATTCTGGCTGATAATTCTCGGCGAGTTTCATGCGTTATTTGCCTGAGGGCCTATGAATCTCTGTTGGGCATCATCGTCCTCCACTCCCGATGGCACCGACGCCGAGGAAAAACCCGAAGTCGTACCACCCGCCGTTGTTGTAAATCGCGTAGATCGCCACGTCATCCATGAATAGCGACAGGAACCATGCGAAAGGCAGAATCATTCCGTGCCAGAGTCCGTACCAGAACCCTACAGGTTCCTTTTCTGCCGCCTGCGCGAACTGCACATGGTCTGCACACCCGCTTAGTGTGAATACCAGCATTATGCTCAACCCTACGGTCAACGCGGACCTTGCGCCATAAGCCGTCTTCTTCATGTCAATCACCTTTCTTCCAGCGCAAGTCCGGTTACGCCAGCGTCAAACCAAATCCCTCGCCATCGCCGCGCGCCAGAAAGCTGCGGCGGCCTCGACCAGAGCGTCCTCGATGCTCATCCTCCGAAACGACCATACGGCGGCCTCATACACATGCTGCAGCGCAATCTTGTGCTGCACAGAAAGCCCGTCGATGATGGCGTCGCATACTTCTGCTGCCCACTCGTCGACGGGCTCGCACAGGTGCTCGAAGGCGTCTTCGCCGCTGACGCCGCCGCTGGCCAGACCGGCAGAATGGCCGCCGTAGCCCTGGACGCCCTTGTACCGCCGGCGCCAGTCGCCCCAGTTCGCCAGGTGCCAGTCGGCGCGCTCAGGAACTGTGCTCCGCAAGCGCTGGATTTCGTCGTATGGCAGGTCATTCATTCGCATTTCTGGCCTTTCCATTCAACTTGTTGCCGATCTGCCTGACGAACTCGCGTTCGATCATGCCGAGCCTAGGATCGCTGACGGCCACCACCAGGATGCCGTCCTCCTGCCAGCCACGGCGCTTTACCTCCTCGGCATCCATCTGCGTCGGCTGGACGCCACCGAGCGCGCAGCGTGGCGGCGCTGGCTTGTTCCCGGTCTTGGTGACGCTCACAGCAGCGCCACCTGAGGAGACCCCGGCGCAAGCAGCTGCCGTACAGTCACAACGACTCGGGCCTCGCCATCGGGCTCCATGCGTCGCCCGCTGTCCTCGCGCACCCACTTGTCGTCCTCGAAGGCAATTCCCTTCAGGGCGTCGTAGAGCACCTTGCGGGCGTTGTCGAGGTCGATGCACTGGACCGTGTCATCCCAGTTCGCAGGATCGCGCGCAGCGCGCCTGGCCCAGTCGAGCGGGCGCTGCGGGTAGAGCAGCACATCGACGGCCACGCGCCCCTGTAGCGGATGTCGCATTCCGGCCTGCTTCGCCATCCAGGCGACCTCCTGCTTGTAGGCTTTGGCCTCGCTGCTCAGCGTGACGATTGCCCGGCTATGGCCGCGCGGAACGTAGCTGCGCCAGTAGCGGTTTGCCGACAGAGGGTACGGCAGAGTCAGGACGATCTCGGTCACGCCGCGGACTCCATCGCCTCGATCGACTTCGCCAGCTGCATCGCCTCCATCCGCGACGCGCACCGACCCTTGACCTCGTTGGCACCGCTGCGCGTCAGCATGAACCACTCGACTCCCATCACCACGACACGCGCGATCGTCCAGGGCTCGCACATCCACACGCCAGGCTTTTCGAGACGCCAAGCCCGTCCTGAAGCCTGTAGTTGCCCATGGTTGGCTTCGGTCATGACCGGCCACCAATCCTGCGCTTCGCCTCGGCAAGCCTTGCCTTGGCAACGGAAATGTCGATCGTCGGCGCTGGCAATGCCGGTCCGGCTGGATTTCGGCGCAACGCGTCGCGGCACATCGCGGAGAATTCTGGGCACGTCGGCGGGAAAGGCCGGTCGTCGAGCGCGTCGAGCGCCGCCCTGATCGCTTGCGGGTAGTCAGCGAATCCGCCGAGCTTGCGCGCCCAAAACGCCTTGACCGTGTCGGGGTCGATGCCCGCCCACATCTCGGCGAAGCGCCTGCCATACTGGCAGGCCATCTCGGCGAAGATGCGGTCAATCAACTCTTTCGGCAATTGCGGATGTGGGTTCATGCGGATTGCTCCTGGGTGTCGTTACCAGCCCGCCGGTCAGCCCGGCGAGCGTTTCGGCTTGCTGATCCATGCGGGATCGGTACGGCGATGCGCGGGTATCCGGAATCGCGGCGCCGCCGGCGGAAATGTCCGCGGCGTCCCTGGCCCAGCGTTCGAGGATCCCGACGACGTAGCCGACGGGTATGCGCTCTCCCGGCTTTGCGCGGCGGGCCTCGGCGGCTGCCGCCTCGACGGTCTCCGGCGTTACGCCCTGCTCGGCAAGGCGCATCAGCCTCGGATCTGCCGGCTGAGCCTCGATTCCAGCCGCTCGCAGCGCCTTGGACAGGACTGCGGCTTGAGACGGGCCGGCGCGCGCAGCGATGCTTGGCCCGCCTACCTCTGCTTCCGGTGTAGACGCTGGCTGTTCGGAGAAAGAAGTAGGTAACGGAGACGGAGACGGTAACGGAGACGGTGCACTGCTATTTCCTGCTGCGTGCATGCTGCATTGCGTGCTGGTAGCAGTGCTGATAGCACTATTATTTGTGCTGTCAGCAATAGTCTTAGTGTCTTCCTGCCCTGCTTTACTTATCCTTGCAGCGTACTCTGGCATCATCTGCGCGGCTCTTTCGCGGCCGTGCTGCTTGCACAGCGCCATCCACCTGGCTTTCTCGCTGCGCGCCTCTGCGCCGGCTGCCCAGGGGTTATGCTCGCTCCAGTCATGGATTCTGTACTCGCCGTCCGTACCATCCAGGAACCCGACTTCGACCAGCGCCTTCACGAATTCGTCGTTCTTGCCGGTCCAGTCGGCGGCCAACTCGATGTCCTCGGCGGTCATGCCGGAAAGGTTTCCGTCCGGCCTGGTCTGCGCTGCCCACAAGAACAGGCAGACCAGGCGCCAAGCTCCGGCCTCTCCAACCCTGCGGATCAGCTTCTTCGTCTTTGGGTGAGACGGAAGGCCGATGCTGATTCTTGCGTCAATCACTTTGAACCTCACTCGCGCGGATGATCTCCCTGCACTTCCTCTCGCCGTCGAGCAGCGCCGAGAAGTCGAGGATGCTCTGGAAGCCATCCGTCCGGCCAGGCGCCGTGTGGCGCAGGCAGTCGGCCTTGTCCGGGCAGACATGGCGTGCCGGGCAGCGGGAGATGTCGTAGGGGAGCGTGGTCATGCTGCGTACTCCAGCTCAGCCGCGTAGCACATCAAGCCGCAGTCCGGTAGCACCTCGTTGTGCCTCCCGGCGCCAGGGTCGAGGTCGCGCAGACTGAAACGCTCATTGGTGTCGCGGTTTCGGAACAGGTAGGCGCCGGGGCCGATGGCCTCCTGCACCGCCGCCAGTTCCTCGAACTGTTCAGGGAAGTCACAGCGCACCTTGTTCCAGTACCCCTCGCCGCCCTTCACGCATCCGATGCAGTTCGCGTTATTGAAGCCGAGCCTATACATGGCCGGCAGTTCAATCCCAGCGCGTTCCACCATCGCCAGGCAGTCGGCCTTCATCAAGCCCTTATCGATCAGCGGCGCCAGCGTGCTCGGGAAGCGTTCGAGAATGTCGTCGTACCGCCCCTGTTCTTCGGCTGTGAAGCCGAGAACCATTACGTCGCCTGGCCGCTTCCACGCATCCAGCAGCTTCCGTTTCAGGTGCCGCGAGCACGGCGCGCCTTCTCTGCTCCGCATGAACTGTTCGCGCCTGAACACCTCGACCGTCGAGGCCCCGTACTTCTCATCGCGTAGCACCGTGATAGCCTGGCCGAACCACTTCTCGCAGTCCGCGAGGAAGCGCCGGTTGTCGGGATGTTCCTGGGCCACGAACGCATTGACTATCTGCACGTCGTGGGCCTGCCCGTACTGGGCGAGCGCCAGCTTTGTCGCCACCGCAGAGGCAGCGCCGCATGAAAACTGGCAGACGATGCGCCCACAACTCACGACACCACCCCAATCCATCCATTCTCGAAATACAGCGCCATCGTCCGCTGCCAAGCTTCCTCGAAATACGCCTGCCGCTCGGCGCGCGTCAGGCTGCGGCCCTGGTCGAGCTCGGCGTGGCACGAATGGCAGGCTGCGGCGTGCATGTAGTCGGCGGCCTTGTTGCCCATGCCCTTCCCATGCCGCTGCTGGTTGCTGTGCGCAGGCTCGCAGCCGTGCGCAGAATGGCCTTCGCAGACGCCGGGGATCTGAACCTGGCATGAGGTGATGCGGTGCGCGAGATCGAGGAGGCGGCGATTTCGGTAGGTCATGTGATAGTTGCCTGTGGATCAATGGGCACCATTCCGCGCCACGCCGGGTAATCAAACCTCTGCCGCCAGTGCGGTTGTGCGTTCGGCGAGGATCGCCAGTATTTGCCGTCCCACCATTGCATCGTGCTGTCTCCGATAATCATGCTGTCCGTGAAATGGCGCTCATACCACCCAGACATAGGCGGGGCTTCATTGCCCGAAAACCAAACCGTCAGTCCGGGTTTGTTCGGCCTGCGCTCGTTTGCCACGGCAACCCATTCCAGCGGGTTTATCGGGCTTCGCTTGTCAATTCCGCCGTTGCTCACGCCACCGCCCTCCACGGCACATCCGACCACCGCACGCTCTGCTCCGTACCCCAGGCCAAGACGTACTCGATCAGGCTCGCCATCTCCGACTTCGACATACGGCTCGTCCGGCGGTAGAGCACGTCGAAGCCCTGGCCGTCGACAGCCGGAACCAGCTTGACATGCTCGCGCTCGGCGCGCGCCCAGGCCGCAGTCAGCAGGCGCTTCCAGTCCTCGATGTCCATGCGCTCGCCGTGCCAGGTCAGCTGCCGGCTGATGTCGTGCAGACAGGCGTGCAGCTTGGCGTTCGCCTCCAGGCTGCGCGTCGGCTCCTTGACCACGACGACATAGCCATCCGGCGCCGTCAAAACGGCCTCCTGGGCAAGCCGGCGCGCGGTCGCGTGGACGAGGCGGAAGGTGCCCGTCATGCCGCACGCTCCATCCGGCGCGCGTGCCGCGCTGCCATCTGCTTCGCCTCGTCGGCGAACATCACCGGGCCGCCGACCGGCTCGTCGCGGAAGAACAGCGAGAATTCGTATTGCCCGTCCACCTTCTCAGCAGCGACGCGATAGTCACCGGAGCGCCAGACGTAGGTCGAGTCGCGGGACCACTTCATGCCGACCGCCTCTCTTCTGCCGCGATCTCGGCCGGATCAACGATGCGCTTCGACACGCGGTACGCTTGCTCAAGCGCACCTTCCACCATGGCGCGCGCGATGCTGCGCTCGGGCAGCTGCGCCATCAGGCTATCCACGGCCCCGACCCACAGCAGCGCCAGGTAATAGTCGCGCTCGGACTTCGTTGGCGGTTCTTTCGTCGGCCCGACCACTTTGCCACCAGCCGGCTCCGTCACGGCCGCATGACGATTCCCGATCGGAATTCCTCCCGCGAAGTTGTAGAGCTCGTAGTAGGTGTGGAAATGCCCGCTCGGGCAGCGACGGCCATGCCGCCCTTTCTCTGCCGCGGCACCAGCCATGAACTCGACGCTGCAGGTCGGGCACATCCAGGTCTTGGTGAGCTTTCTCATGCCGCCGCCTTGTGTTCGCGGAATTCGAACAAGCAGGCATGCTCCGGATGCAGCAGCGCGAACAGGCGCGCTGAAGCCCTGCCGTCGTGCATTAGGGTTGTTTTGGCGCAGTCAGCTTCGAGTCTTTGGCAGGCAGCCGCATATGGGTCGGCAGCAGGTCGATTGTCGGGCTGTCTTGCATCAATACCTGCGGTGGTGCGGGTAACGAGGGCGCTGGTTTCACAAGCACGGTTTTGTCGCAGCAGCCCGTCAAGGCGACTACGATAAGTGCCAACAACAGAATCAAGATGCTCCGAGTAAAGTCTCGCCACATCTCGCGTCGCATTTTCTGCGGCGGCGACTCGTGCTGCGTTTTGCTCGTCGGCCTGCTTTGACGCTGACTCCACGGAGGATTTGAAATTGGCGAGTACATTTGTGGCCTCCTGATAGAGGTTGTAGAACAAGAGATTGCTAACACTGAGC